GATATCCAGAGCACTCAATTACTGTTATAGAAAGTACAGAAATAGGAATCTTGGGTGCTGGAGAAGGATCAACACCGACTCTTACCTCATTTTTACGACACTTAGATATACCGATAGAAGATTTAATAAAACAAACAAAGTCAACAATCAAGATAGCAATTAAATTTAATAATTTTAATAAAGAAAATGAAAGTTATTACCATGGATTTGCTATTAATAAATTTAATCCAAAAACAAAAGGTCTTTATTTAAATGATAAAACAAAAAATAACTTACCAATACTTGACCTTTTCTGCATGTCAGAAAATTTATCACAAAATAAATATAAAACAGGTGCAATGGCTTTGGATGAAAACAAAATTCCATTCGTAGCCAAAAATGAAGATGTTTCCAATATTTTAGGTTTTGATATATACAATGATTATGCTTTACATTTTGATGCAAGAGCCTTGGCCAAGTTTCTATCAGAAATTGCAATAGATCGTGGAGTTATTCATATAGACTCCATAGTAGATAAATTTATTCAGAACAATGACGGAAACATAGAAAAGATTCAACTAATTAATGGATCTACAATCGTTTCAGATTTTGTTTTTGATTGCACTGGGTTTGCTAGAATAATAAACAAAAAACTTTTTAATACAGAATGGGTAAGTTTTTCAGACAACCTTCCAGCAAAAAAAGCAGTTCCATTTTTTATTGATATAGACAAAGACAACATACCCCCATATACTGACTCTACTGCAATGAATTATGGTTGGATGTGGAAGATACCACTGCAACACAGATATGGCTGTGGATACGTATTTGATTCTGACTATATAACAGAAGATGAGGCAATCCTAGAAATTGAAGAAAAATTAGGGCATAAGATAGAATCCCCAAAAACATTTAGTTTTGAACCAGGATATTATAAAACTATCTGGAACAACAATACAGTAGCCATAGGACTTTCTGGAGGATTTGTTGAACCACTAGAGGCAACCTCAATAATGCAATCTGTAGAAAGTTTAAAAATTGTCTTTAGAAAAGAATTTGATATATTTAATCCAAAAGAATTAAAGAAAATACTTAATGATAAATATGCAAGTGATTGCGAAGAAATTCGTGACTTCCTATACCTTCACTACATGACAAATAAAACAGACACAGACTTTTGGTTTAACTTTACCACAAACAACACTATGCCAGAAACCCTAAAGAAAAGAATAAAAGATTTAAACGCTTTAGAATATATAGAAAAAGATGATGCTTATTTTGCTAAAATAGCGTACTACATTATTATGAACGGAAACAAACTATTTAAAAAAGATTTCTTTGATAAAATAAATAAAATTTTTAAATCNGAAAAAGATTCAATAGAGATAATAAATAAAAAGAAAATTGTTTTGTCAAATTATTTTATTGATCATTCTGATTTTATTAGAAAGATGGGTGGCTTTAATGAATAGAATAAAAGTTTTATTTTTTGTTTTATTAAAAATGAAACAAAGATCTTATTGGAATAAAGAAAACACTGTAGAGTTTTTTGCATTTATGACTAAAGTAACAATCATTGTTCCAGGTCTTTTATTTGGAATTCAGTGGTGGTGGTTATATATTTTTGCATTAGTGTCTAGCCTAGCACTGATATGGACATCAACCGTAAAAACACTACCAACAATTATAATATTTAATATTATATGGACAACCCTTGCTACAACTGCTATACTTAAGTATTGGCTATAGGAGGAAAAATGTTAGACTTTTTTATGTTCTTTGTTTTTATATCTTCTTTCTTGTTTTTGGTATACGACAACGCAAAAATTAGAAGAGCACTATCTAGAGTATCTAAAAAATTATTACAAGCCTCTATTGATAACGACATACTAAAAAATGATGTATCTGTAAAAAATAGTCAGGAATATTCAAATTTTTTGATTAATTCTAGAGATCAAGCCTACTCATATATAGAAACAGTACAAGATGGAGTAGCAAAGTTTGTCTCTGAAGTAGAACCAGAAATTAATTACTTTAAAGAGTACGGAGATATTGGATCAATGGCACCCAATTATCACTCAATGAAAAAAATTGTAGAAGAATACGAGCAGTTAAAGATGCTCTTACCTATAGAAGAGGACAAGAAATGAAAGAAATTTTGCTATCTATACTAACAGGATTTGGATGTGGCATCGTGTTTGCTGCATTCAAACTACCAGTTCCTGCACCACCAGTCTTTGCAGGAGTTGCTGGTATAATTGGATTGTGGCTGGGCTACTACATACTATCCAATCACATTTCCTAGGAGGAATAAAATGAATGAACAAATCAAAGCAGTACTAGCATCATACGGACGATCAGTTCTTGGTGCAGCACTTGCACTATACATGTCTGGGGTCACAGATCCTAAGACACTTGCATACTCACTATTGGCAGCACTAGCACCAGTAGCATTGAGAGCAATCAATCCAAATGATACAGCCTTTGGTCGCATGCCAGATGTAGCAGAAGTTGATTCTGCAGTTAAGAAGGCAACAGTTAAGAAGGCACCTGCCCGTAAGAAGGCAGCAGCAAAGAAGTAAAACAGTAGTATAATATATACTATTCCGCTTGAGACTTTAAAAGGTTTTACAACGGATGTTCCCTTGATGGGAAAGTTAGCAGGAGTTGAATCTTCGTGGCTAATAGACCTGAGCAGTCGTCTATAAACTGCTCATTTCTTATGCTATAATATTAATACCTGCCCAAATGGGGGGTAAATTAACTTATTCGCTTGAAAGGGGAATAAAATGCACATGAACGCAACAAACTTCGCAATGGATCTATTCAATGATCCCTTTTTTATTGGCTTTAATAGAGACCTAGCCCGTCTAAACAATGCACACAAAGTAAATTCACAGTCATATCCTCCTTATGACATCCTAAAACTAGATGAAGATACATATCGTATATCTATTGCAATAGCAGGATTTTCAAAGGAACATATTGATGTTTCAGTAGATAATGGAACATTAATTATTAAGGGTGAGATTATAGAAGTAACAGATGCAGAAGTAGTTCACAAAGGTATAGCAAGTCGTAAGTTTACACGATCTTTTGCCCTTGGAGAATATATGGAAGTAACTGGTGCAGACCTTAAAGATGGCATGCTACATATTAATGTAGATCGTGTTGTTCCAGAAGACAAAAAACCTAAGACAATCAAAATCAAGTAGTACAATATAAATGTCCCCACACAGGACCTTAGTGATGGATTAGTTACCCATTGGATAGAGACCGTGGCGCAAGTCAGGTGAATTGCCTGTGTGGGGCTTAATATTTGGCGGTATAATAATATCAATGACTGACAAAGAGTTAGAGCATTACAACAAGCAGCAGTTTAAGGATAGATTAGCATCTATCAAAGAGGCTTCTGGTTGTGTAGACTGTGGCATAAATGGTCACATAATACTAGATTTTGACCACATAAGGGATAAAAAGTATAATGTTTCAAGGATGATACACGATGGTTTTTCCTGGAAAGCGATCAAAAAAGAGATAGAAAAATGTGAGGTTGTTTGTGCAAATTGCCATAGAATCAGGACTCACAACAGAAGAATGGTATAATAGATTAATACTAACAAGAAGGTGGTAATGCCAGTATGATTATTTTTGATGATAGATACATGGATCAAGAAGAAAAGCAAGAATTGCTTAGTGTTCTTGAGAAAAGAACTGATTGGGCAACAGACAAAGACAATGAATTAATAAATAACATTGTTTTAGATTTTAACCCAGATAGCCTAAGCGAAGAAGCAGAATTTTTTGTTAAGAAGTTAGATAAGTTTGCTAACTATAACAGAATAGATGTAACACGTGTAGAGTCAATCACTCTTATTAAAGTTGATCAAAATTCAGACAGAGAAGAAATAGAGTATGAATCTCCAGAAATAGATGAAGAAGAGGGAAACCTTATTCTTTTCATATCTGCAAATGATTCAGATGCACATACATATGTTTTCAATGAAAAACTAGGCGATGCAAAAAGTGTAGACGATTTAACTGTTTATACAATGTTTTCTCCTGTTTTAGGTAGAGGTTTTATAGTTTTCCCAGATAAGTATTATGCATTGTCTTTACCACAAAAATATCCAAATCAGTATTTTGTAAAAATTAAGTTTAAGGGTCAACTCATACAGAATCAATCATCTACTGTTTATGATCTAGAAATGTAATTATGGGAAATATCTCTGAAGGCGATTTCGTCATGGGAATGACATCAGAAGGTATGATCCACGGCATGGTAGAGCATATTATGATTGAAGGTGGGACCTATGGTGTTCCTGGAACAGAGTATGCAATTCAATCTATGCCACCAGAGAACCCAGCAATGGCTGTTAGAATTTACAAAGAAGAAAACGGTACATGGGAACCAACTGCATATAGCATTGGAATGATGTACAAGGATGCTACAAAAATAGAAATGGAAAATCATACAATGGATTCAGAAGTTGGGATGGCAATGTTTGATGCTCAAATGGGCAAAGCAGATGACTCAATGATGCCAACAGAGACGTACCAGGGCAAAGCATATGAAGGTTGTGGATGCCCAACATGTAAAGAATTAAATGTAAACTGCGATAACTGTCCTGTTTGTCAAGCAGGGGAAATGAAAAGCAACTGCTGTCCTGATCTAAACAAGCAAGCACCTTGTTGGGATGGGTATGTACAAAGAGGAATGAAACCAGGAGATAATGGTAAGCCAGTTCCTAACTGTGTTCCTGCTGCAAAAGCAGATGATCTGTTTGAAGATGATGACACAGTTGAATATGATACAGATACAGTTTCAA